TGGATATGATTGGATAATGGCACCACTAAATCCCTATTTTTTAAATGGTTCAACAAGTGAACAAAGACTTGTTCAGGATTTAATTAATGAACAATTGAGGATGTATGGACAAGATATAGTTTATATGCCTAGAAAATTTATTAATGAAAAAACTATTATTAAAGAAGTAGTGGTTTCAAAATTTGATGATAGTTTTAGATTGGAAGCATACGTAATGAACTTTGATGGATTTGGTGGGCAAGGTGATATTTTGAGTAAGTTTGGAGTAAAGACAACTGACGAATTAACTTTAATTATATCAAAAGAAAGATATGAAGATTTTATTTCTCCATTTTTAGTTTCAGACCAACAAATAAAAGTTTCAACAAGACCACAAGAGGGTGATCTTATATATTTCCCCCTGGACAATTCACTATTCGAAATCAAATATGTAGAGGGTAAACAACCATTTTATCAATTAAATAATCTTTATGTTTATCAATTGAAATGTGAAATATTTGAATATGAGGATGAAAATATTTCAACAACTATTAGTGAAGTTGATGAATCCGTTAAAGATTTTGGATATATTCAAACAATTACAATGGTATCATCTGGGTCTACATCAGCAACAGCAAATATCTCATATTTACCTTCAGAAAAATCGGTTCAATATATTGATCTCATAAATGATGGAACTGGATATTTGACAACTCCCACAATTAAAATTGAAAAAGCACCTGCTGGGGGAATAGATGCAACAGCAGTTGCAATTATGACATATAGACCACCAAGAAAGGGTAGTTCTATTGATAAAATTGTACTTATAAATCCTGGTGCGGGATACACAACAGTACCAAAAGTTGAAATAGTAAGCGATACTGGAAATGGTGGCATTGCAACAGCAGTTATTGCTACTGGTTCTCTTGGTCAAATCTCATTACTAACTAATGGTTCTGGATACTCTTCTGCACCAAACGTTTCAATCTCTTCTGCCCCTGCAGGTGGTGTAAATGCAACTGCACAGGCATTCATAAACTCATCAGGTATAGTGACTGCAATTAGGTTTACCAACTCTGGTGCGGGGTATACATCTATCCCAAGCATTACTTTGAGCTCTCCTGTCGGAACATCAACAGGTAATTTCATCTTCAATGAAGCAGTTCGAGGTGTCTCTACCGGAACAACAGCATATGTTAAAAATTGGGACGCAGATACAAAAGTCCTTAAAGTTTCTATTGCGAATGGAAACTTTGCTCTTGGTGAACTTATAGTTGGTTCAAAGGCAACTCATAAAGTATTTTCAATAGAAACTGACGATTTGTATGACCCCTATGCAGAAAATATTGAAATAGAGGACGAATCTGACTCAATATTAGATTTCACTCAAAGAAATCCTTTTGGTGATTACTAGTTATTAATTACTAAATAATTATAAAGTGTTTGATTATGTTAGGAACATATAGTTATCACGAAATTATAAGAAAAACAGTAATATCTTTTGGTACGCTTTTTAATAATATTTTAATTAAGCACGAAGAGCAAGATGGAACTGACTATAGTTTAATAAAAGTTCCAATTGCATATGGTCCTGTGCAAAAATTTCTAGCAAGACTAGAACAAAAACCAGACTTAAGAAAAAGAGTTGCTATGACTCTTCCTCGTATGTCTTTTGAATTGTCAAGTATTAATTATGATGCAAGTAGAAAGGTTTCCACAGTACAAACATTTAAAGCATTAAATTCTGATAATCAGAATAAAGCAGTCAAAGTTTATATGCCAGTCCCATATAATTTGGGAATAAAGTTAAGTATAATGGCCAAATATAATGATGATATGCTGCAAATTTTAGAGCAAATTTTGCCATTTTTTCAACCTTCATTCACGTTGACTATTGATTTAGTGTCATCCATTGGAGAAAAAAAAGATGTTCCAATGATACTTGAAAATATTCAAATGGAAGATAATTATGAAAGTGATTTTACAACTAGAAGAGTTTTGATTTATACTTTAAATTTTGTTGCAAAAACTTATATATTTGGTCCAATTGCTGACAATACAGAAGGACTAATCAAAAAAGTTCAAGTTGATTATTATACAGATACAAATACAAAAAATTCATCAAGACAATTACGATATACAGCAACTCCAAGGGCAATTAAGGATTATAATAATGACAATACAACTGTATTGGCAGAGGAAATTAACGAATATGTTACTGAAATTGAAGTTTCCAATGCATCTTTATTGAGTGCCAGTACTTATATTATGGTTGAAAATGAGGAAATGTTTATTAAGAGTATTGATGGAAATACATTAAAGGTATTGAGAGGGCAAGATAACACTATTGCAACTCCACATTCAATAAATTCATCAGTTGATGTCATAAATGCAACTGATAATAATTTAATTGAACCCGATGATGATTTTGGATTTAGTGAATCTCGTTTTGATTTTGGTGATGGTAAAATTTATAGTACCACAAAGGGAGTGGATGTATCACTATGAAAAACAACTTTGATCAAATAAATGAATCTTTAGATATAGAACCAATACCAGTTTCAAACGATATTGTTATTGATGATTTTAAAAGTACTCAAAAAATAAATAAAAAATCTCCGATAGATTGTTACGACGAAGATTACCAATATACTAGGGGAAATCTATATTCACTAATTCAAAAAGCGCAGCAAGCAGTAGATGAAGTTTTAGAGGTTGCACAGCAAAGTGATAGTCCAAGAGCATATGAAGTTGTTTTTCAGGGAATAAAACACGCAGCAGATGTAACTGACAAATTAATTGATTTGCAACAAAAAATGAAAAAATTAAATGAGACTGATGTAAAATCACCGAGCACAGTTAATAATACTTTATTCGTTGGTTCTACAGCAGAATTGCAAAAATTGCTTAAGCAAGAATTTACAGACAATAAATAATTCAAAAACAAATGAAAACTTTTTCACAATTCATTGAAGAGTCTATTGACCCAAAGGGACCTATAAAGAAGTATATGTCCCCAGAAGAAATTGCGAAAAAACATAAAATTTCATTAAAAACTTTAAATTCTCAATTAGAGATGGGAATTAAGGTCGAAAGTGAACATACTGGAAGTAAAAAAATGGCAAGAATGATTGCCTTACAGCATCTAGAAGAATTTCCTGATTACTACTCTAGATTAAAAAAAGCAGAAAAAATTAAAGAAGAAACGGCATCAGGAGATGAAACTCTCGGAGATTGGTTTAGAAAATCAAGTGGAACTGACCCCAAAACAGGAAGAAAGGTTCCTGGTTGGAGACAACTTGGAGGTAAATATGCAGGTGCTCCCTGTGCTCGTCAACCAGGACAAACTTCCACACCAAAATGTGGAAGTTCTAAAATGGCAGCAAATTTATCTGACGAAGAAGAAGAAAGGGCATTTAGAAGAAAGAATAAAAAAGACCCGAATCAACCACAAAAATCAGGAGCAGCAAAACCAACTAATGTAAAAACTGAAGAAACTATTATTGAGAAAAAAGATGCTTGTTACCATAAAGTAAAATCAAGATATAAAGTTTGGCCGAGTGCTTATGCTTCTGGGGCACTTGTAAAATGTCGTAAAGTTGGTGCAAAAAATTGGGGAAATAAAACTGAAGAGACAAATTACAATTCTCTTCCTGATTGGGAAGGTCGTATTTACGAAGACGAACAACGTTATTGCCCAAAATGCCAAAAAATGGAACGTGCAACAGAGTGTAAATACGGTCCAAAGTTTTGGTCATTATATTCTTCTGCTGTTGAACCATCAGAACAGACCAAAAACAGCATTTCCAAAATTGATGTAATAAAAAATATTGAAGAAAAATATACTAGAATACAATCAAGGGGATCTACTTATACTATAATGTTTAACTGGAGAGGTAAGTATTTAACGGCACAAATGTTTTTCCCTCAATTCACAAGACCATCAAAACCTCAAGTAACTTTTGAACTGAGGAAAATATATCCAGATGCAATTGTTTTAACTTTCAACCCTTCAATCAAAGATCCAACAAAACCTTTATTATTCACAGGAGAGATAGATGGACCCAGATAAAATAATCTTAGATTGCTTAACTAAAAATTTTGAATACGAAAGAATCTCAAGAGAAGTTGATTCGTGTGAGAATATAGAACAAGTAAAAAATATAGCAAAGTCTTTTATTAAGTTGTATTTACAACAACAAGAAGTTATATCAAAAATTGGATTAATTGATGGAAAAACATTATAAGGGGAATCCTAATCTTAAAGCAGAAAATGTATCAATAGATTGGACAAAAGAAAGACTCGATGAATATCTTAGATGCAAAAATGATCCTATTTATTTTGCAAAAAATTATGTAAAGATTGTATCTCTTGATCACGGATTAATTCCATTTAAAATGTATGATTTTCAAGAGACTTTAATTACAAATTTTCATCAAAATAGATTTAATATTGCAAAACTTCCCAGACAGACGGGAAAATCAACTACTGTAGTGTCATATTTGCTTCATTATGCACTTTTCAATGATAATATAAGAATTGCAATTCTTGCAAACAAAGCAGAAACTGCAAGAGAATTACTTCAAAGATTGCAACTATCTTATGAAAATTTACCCGATTGGATGCAGCAAGGAGTTGGATCTTGGAATAAAGGATCTTTGGAATTAGAAAATGGATCTAAAATTGTTGCGGCATCTACCTCATCATCTGCTGTTCGAGGAAACTCTTTCAATATCATCTTTTTGGACGAATTTGCGTTTATTCCAAACCATATTGCAGAACAATTTTTCTCTTCTGTGTATCCTACGATTTCTTCAGGAAACACAACAAAGGTAATTATCATCTCAACTCCAAACGGGATGAATATGTTCTACAAACTTTGGCACGATGCTGAAAGAGGAAAAAATGGTTATGTTCCTTTGGAGGTGCATTGGTCTCAAGTTCCCGGAAGAGATGCAGAGTGGAAAAGACAAACAATTGCTAATACCAGTGAGAGACAATTTACTCAAGAATTTGAATGTGAGTTTTTGGGTTCTGTTGATACATTGATAACTGCATCAAAACTAAGAACGATGGCATATGATGATCCATTGACTAGAAGTAAAGGTTTAGATGTGTATGAAGAACCTCAGGAAAAAAATACTTATTTAATGACTGTGGATGTATCTCGTGGAATGAGCAATGACTATTCTGCATTTATTGTATTTGATATAAGTCAGTTTCCATACAAAGTTGTTGCAAAATATCGCAACAACGAAATAAAACCTATGCTTTTTCCAAATATCATTCATGAGGTCGCAAAGGCATATAATAAAGCATTTGTTCTTACTGAAGTTAATGATATTGGAGAGCAAGTATCAAGCATTTTACATTTTGATTTAGAATACGATAATATTTTAATGTGTTCTATGAGGGGAAGAGCAGGACAATTAGTTGGTCAAGGATTTTCCGGTAAAAAGACTCAACTTGGTATTAAAATGTCTAAAACAGTTAAGAAAGTGGGATGTTCAAATTTAAAAACAATTATTGAAGACGATAAATTAATAATTAAAGATTATGATATTATTAGTGAGTTGACAACATTCATTCAAAAAAATCAATCATTTGAAGCAGAAGAAGGATGTAATGATGACCTTGCAATGTGTCTAGTAATTTTTTCTTGGTTAGTTGTTCAGGATTATTTCAAGGAAATGACAGATAATGATGTGAGAAAAAGAATTTATGAAGAGCAAAAAGATCAAATTGAACAAGATATGGCACCCTTTGGATTTATTAATGATGGAACAGACGAATCTAGTTTTGTTGACCAAGATGGAGATAGATGGTATCTGGATGAATATGGGGATAGATCATTTATGTGGGAATACAGATAAATGGATATAAGTGATCAATTTGAATTAGAGCACTTATTTTTGACAGAAAGAAAATGCAGAGTTTGCAAAGAAAAAAAAGATTTAATTGATGGTTTTTACTTAACTCGTAAAGGAAGAGGTGATATATTGTCATCATATTCTTATGAATGTAAAGTGTGTACAATTAAAAGAATTACAGAAAATAGAAAAAAAATTACAAATTCTTATTTTTGGGAATATCCTGATTGGTAATTGTTCACTGGTTGTTTCCCCATCTTAAGGTGTCTAATTTATAAATACTTCTAGGCAAAATGAACTTCTTAACGAGGGGAAAAAAATGGCGTTAAATTTAGTATCACCTGGCGTCAATATTAGAGAAGTTGACTTAACTATTGGTGGAATTACCGCTGGGTCAAATCAGGTAGGTGCTATTGCTGGTCCTTTTCAAAAAGGTCCTGTCAATGAACCTATTTTAATTGAAACTGAAAATGATTTACTAAATGTTTTTGGTAAACCAATTTCTTCAGATAGCCAATACGAATATTGGTTAAGTGCATCATCTTTTCTTTCTTATGGTGGAATCTTAAGAGTTGTAAGATGTGATGGAGATAACCTAAAAACAGCAAATGCTGGAGTTGCCGCAACATCAGTTTCATTAAAAATTGAATCCGTAGAAGATTATGATAACAACCATACTTCAGATACTAATTGGTATTGGGCATCAAGAAATCCAGGTTCTTGGGCAAATAAATTAAAAGTCTGCGTAATTGATGGTCTCGCAGATCAAAGAATTGCAATTAGTACTTCTGGTCTTGCAGTTGGATATGGTGTTAGTACATCATACACCAGATCATTTGGTGGAATTGGAACTGTTACTTCAGAAACTGGAGTTTTAAAAGGAATTATTACTCAAGTCAATAGTGGTTCAATAGATGTAAAAATTCTAAGCAAAAATGTTGGTGGAGTTGATAATGAAGTTTCATACCAACAAGGTGGTACATACGAATTTAAAGCAGCAGATTCTGTAGGAATTAATAGTGGAGGAACACTTGTTAGAGTAGAATCCTCATCAGTCAGTAATATCTCCGTTGTTGTTTCAACTGGTTCTTCCGTCGTTCTTCCTGGTCCTTCTGTCACTGGGGCAACACCATTTGCAAG